AATTCATCGAGTGGCTCCGGCCGCGCACGATCATCGGCAACATTCCGGGCCTGACGATGGTGCCCTTCAACGTGCGCGTGCTCGGCCAGACGAGCGGCGGTGCGGGGTACTGGGTGGGCCAGGGCCAAGCCAAGCCGCTTACGCGGTTCGGCGTCGCGCCGACGACGTTGGGCTGGGCGAAGGTGGCGGCGATTTCCGTGCTCACCGAGGAGCTCGCCCGCTTCTCGAGTCCGAGCGCCGAGCGGCTCGTGCGCGACCAATTGGCGGCGGCGCTCATCGAGCGGATCGATATCGACTTCATCGACCCGGCCAAAGCCGCCGTGGCGGGCGTCTCGCCCGCGTCGATCACGAACGGCATCGCGGCCATTCCCGCGACCGCCGATCCGTTGGCCGATCTGGGCGCGCTCGTCGAGTCGTTCCTGGCGTCGAATCAGAGCATCGAGAGCGCGGTCTGGATCATGCCGTCGACGGTGGCGATGCGCCTCTCGCTCATCAAGAACCCCACCAGCGGCCAGCGTGAATTCCCCGACATCAGCATGACGGGTGGCACCTTGCTCGGCATTCCCGTCGTCCCCTCGCAGTACGCGGCGACCCTCGGCACGCCGGCGGGTGTGCCGCCGGCGGGTACCGCCATCATCATTCTCGCGAACGCGAAGGAGATCTTCTTGGCCGACGACGGCCAGGTCTCCGTTGACGTGAGCCGGGAAGCGTCGTTGCAGATGGACGACGCGCCGACCGTCGCGAGCGCGCCGGCGCCCGTGCCGCTCGCGCTCGTGTCGATGTTCCAGACCAACAGCATCGCGCTGCGGGCGGAACGGTTCATCAATTGGGCCCGCATGCGGCCGCAGGCCGTCGCGTGGCTCGACTCGGTGGCCTACGTCGCGGCGTCCACCCTGGCCAACAACCCGGCGCCGGATTCGCGTCCGCGCGGCGGTCGCCCGTCGACGTCACCATCGGCGTAAACCCCTGGCAGCGACCCGGACACGGGGTTCGGGTCGCTGCCCTCAACCAGTGACTGTCATTGCCACGAAAGCCTTCACGTTCCACGGCCTCCCGGTCGCGAAGGGTGACGTCTTGATCGTGAGTCCCTTCGACGCCGCGACGCTCGTGCAGACCGGCTGCGCCGTGATCGATCCCACGCAGTATTCGCGCCGCGATCTCCGGGCCGACCCATGAAGCTCCTCGGCTTCGAAATCAAGCGGGCGCCGATGATGGCGCTCGAATCAGTCTCCAGTCGCGGCGGCATGAGCGGCGGCTGGTGGCCGGTGGTCCGCGAACCGGCCCCGGGCGCGTGGCAGCGCAATCAGGAAATCAGCGTGTCGGATGCGCTGACCTATTCGACGGTCTGGGCGTGCGTGACGCTCATCAGCTCGGACATTTCGAAATTGTGGCTGCGCCTGCTCGAGAAGAAAAACGGGATCTGGACCGAAGTCGAGAACGACTCGCCGTTCAAACCGGTCCTGCGGAAACCGAATCGCTATCAGACCCGCCTGAAATTCGTCGAGTGTTGGATTCTCTCGAAACTGATTCGCGGCAACACCTACGTGCTGAAGCAACGCGATGCGCGCGGGATCGTGACGGCGCTGTATCTCCTTGATCCGAGCCGCGTCGAACCGCTCGTCGCGCCCGACGGCAGCATCTTCTACAAACTCAGTAAGGACAATTTGACGGGCGTCCAGGACGGGACGTTGACTGTCCCGGCGAGCGAGATCATCCATGACCTCATGGTGCCGCTCTATCACCCGCTGGTCGGCGTCTCCCCGATTCACGCGTGCGGCATGGCGGCGATGCAGGGGCTCAAGATTCAGGACAACTCCGAACAGTTCTTCGCCAACCGCTCGCAGCCGGGCGGCGTCCTGACCGCCCCCGGCATCATCAGCAAAGACACCGCCAAACGCGTGCAGGACGATTGGGAGGCGGGCTACACCGGGATGAACGCCGGCCGCGTCGCGGTGCTCGGCGACGGGTTGCACTACGAACCGATGACGACCTCCCCGCACGATGCGCAGCTGATCGAGCAATTGAAATGGACCGGGGAGAATATCTGTTCCTGCTATCACGTCCCGCCGTGGAAGATCGGCCTCGCGCCGATGCCGCCCTATGGCAACGTGCAGGCGGCGAACATCGAGTACTACGGGCAAGCGCTGCAACAGTTGATCGAAAGCTTTGAGATCTGTCTCGACGAAGGCCTGGAATTGCCGCTCACCAAGGAGCGCGAATTGGGCGTCGAACTCGATCTCGACGCGTTGCTGCGCATGGACTCGCTCACGCAGATGGATCTCGCGACCAAGGGCGTGCTCGGGGCGATCTTCACGCCGAACGAAGGCCGCGAATTGTTCAGCAAGCCGGCGGTCGACGGCGGCGATACCTGTTTCCTCCAACAACAGAATTTCTCCCTTGAAGCCCTGAACAAGCGCGACGCCAAAGCGGACCCGTTCGCGACTGGTGGCCGTCGCGCGTCGGACGCGAGCGCGAAACCGGCGCCGCCGGCGGCCGACGCCGAGGTCGAATTAACGGACGACGAGATGGCCGCAGAACTCACCGCCTTTTTCAGCGAGATGACAGCATGACGCGCACCGAGTTGCATCGCTTGCTCGGCGGTCTCGCGCCCATCGTGAAGGACTTTGTGGCCACGCGCGTCGACGAGCTGCGGCGCGAGCTGCGCGCGGATGTCGCGCACCTGACGGATCGCGTCGAGGTCGTCAAAGCGATCACGGGCCGCGACGGTGCCCCCGGACTGGACGGCGCGCCTGGTCCGCCGGGTCCGGCCGGCGATCGCGGCGCGGAGGGTCTCAAGGGCCTCGATGGGCTGCCGGGGCCGCCGGGCCCGGTCGGGCCGGCCGGGCCCGCGGGTGAACGCGGCGCGGACGGCACGCCAGGCGCCGATGGCAGGGACGGCAACGACGGCGCGCCGGGCGAGCTGGGGCCGCGCGGAGAGGTCGGGCCGCCTGGTGAACGCGGCGCGGACGGCGCGCCTGGTGAACGGGGCGCGGACGGCGCGCCGGGCGAGCTGGGCGCGGCGGGGCCGCGCGGAGAGATCGGGCCGCCTGGTGAACGCGGCGAGAAAGGTCTCGACGGGCCGGCCGGCATCCCCGGCCGTGATGGCCTCCCCGGTGTGCCGGGACCCGTCGGCGATAAAGGCCTCGATGGTAAAGACGGCGCCCAGGGTGCGCCGGGCCGCGACGGGCGCGACGGGACGCTCGAGCAGCTCAAGTGCGTGTACGACGGCGAGCGCACCGTGACCTTGTGCTTCAAAGACGGCACGCCCCTCGAGGGCGGCGTGATCTACTTCGCGGGCCTGCTCCTCGATCGCGGCGTGTACCGGCAGCTCCGCGCGTACGAAAAGGGCGACGTGGTGAGTTACGGCGGGCACATGTGGATTTGTCAGGACCCGACCAGTGCCGTGCCCGGGCGCCCGGGCGAAGCCGCGCGCGCATGGCGCCTCGCGGTGAAAGGCGGCAAAGACGGCAGGAACGGCGCGGACGGCGCGCCGGGTCGCGACGGCAAAGACGGGAAGGCCGGCCCGTGGGGAGCGCCCGCATGATCGCGGCGGAACTCTACACCGACGTCGAGTTGATCACGCCGCCGCTCATCGAGCCGATCGACGTGGACCAATTCAAAAAGCACATCAAGTTCACGCCGTCGAGCGAGGACTCGCTGATCGATACCTACATCGCGATGGCGCGGGCGCAGTTCGAAGAGTACACCGGGCGCCAGTTGATCACGGCGACCTGGGAGTACCAGTTGGAAGGCTTCCCCGCCGGCGTCTTCGATCTGCCCAAGCCGCCGCTGATCAAGGTCGTGAGTGTTACCTATGGGGCCGATGATGTCGTGCTCGTCGAGGGCACCGACTATCGCGTGACCACGCCGAAAGGCCCCTACGCACGCCGGGGCTACCTGCAACCGATCAGCGGCGCGTGGCCGAGCGCGACCACGGATCGCGCGGCCGTCCGCATTCGGTTTGAGGCGGGCTACGGTCCGGCGCCCGGGTACGTGCCGGAACTCGCGCGCGGCTGTTTGTTCTTTCTCGCGGCGCACTTCCATCAGTACCGCACGGAGATCGTGGTCGACCCGATCCGCGTCGGCACGCTGATCCCGTTGCCCATCGGCGCCGAATCGATCATGCGCGCGTTCAAGAACTCCGCGCTGTCGTCCTATCCGCATCCGCGACGGGTGACGGCATGACGCTCGTCTCCCACGGGATGAATCCCGGCTATCGCGATGACGAAATCGAGCTGCAGACCGCGGTGAAGAGCCAGGACCCGGATACGGGCGAGGAACTGATCACGTGGGTGCCCACGCTGACGCTCTTCGCGGAGTGGCTGCCGGGGATCTCGCGTGAAGGCTTCGCCGCGCAGGACCGGCTGCAGACGCGGGTCGATGGCGTGTTTCGCGTCGAGTACATCGACCGGCCCCAGCCCGATGCGCAGCGCATTCTCTACGAGGGCTTGCTCTACGACATCAAGCCGCCGGAAGAAATTGGCCGGCGCGACGGCTGGCTGATTCCGGTCGTCACGCGGGAAACGAAGCCGTGAGGTGGTGAGGCGTGGACGTCTTCTCGATGGTGCGCGGGTTCATCCTGGCCGATCCAGCGCTGAAGGCGGCCTTGGGGACGCGCGTGTATCCGCTGAAGTTGCCGCAATCGGTGACCTATCCGGCGATGACGCTGATGCGCGTCTCGACGACGACGTCTCCCCCGTTGCGCGGCGGGCGGGCGAGCCTGGCGCGGCCTCGGTATCAGGCCGACATCTGGACCTACGAAGGCGGCGACAACGCGTTCGAGACGTGCCAACAAATCGGCGACTTGTTGCGAGCCCGGCTCGAGGGCGCGACGGTGCAGTTGCTCGACACGAGCGTCACGCCGGCCGCATGGCGGTACTTCGCCTTCGAGCTGGCGGACGACCAGGACATCTACGAGCAGCCAGGCGAGGGCGGCGGCGGCGGCGGCGGCGGCAGCGGCGGGTACTTTCGATATTCGGCGGACTTCCTCATCTCGCATCAAACGGGACAGGGACCGTCGACCTAATCACCACGGCGACAGGTAAAGGAGCGGAACCATGAAGCGATGGATTGTAGGCGGGGGACTATGGCTGCGGATCAGCCGGTGGTGGTACGGGGTCGGTCCCGCGTGGCCGTTCGTCTACCGCGTGCCGTGCATCGCCGGCGGGAGCGACGGACTGCCCGCACAGGGATCGTATCTGCTGATGGCGGACGAGGCGGGGCCCACTCCGTCGGGGTTCACCGAAATTGCGGAGGTGACCAACATCAGCGGCGGCGGCGGCACGACCGAGCGGATCGACTTCACGCATCTCCGCAGCCCGAATCGGCGGCGCGAGTACAAGCCGAGCTTCATCGACTCGGGCATTCTCTCGTTCACGATTCAGTACATTCCCGACAACGCCTCGCATATTCAACTGTTGGCGTATCTGGATTCGCAGGAAGAATTCGCCCTGCGCGAAGTGTTCCCCGACGGCAACGGGTGGGATTACTTCGGCTACATCGCGAGCGCCGAGAAAACCGGGCAAGACGTCGGCGGCAAACTGCAGTTGAACGTGACCTATCAGATCACGGGCGACATCGAATTCGAAGGCACGGGCGGACTGCCCGCGACCGGCGCGACGGCGGGCACGCCGGGCACCTTCACGCCGTCCGGCTCGGCAACGCCGGCGAATCTCGCGGCCATGACGGGCATCGTGGCCTCGCCCGCGACAGCGTGGACCACGGGGCAGCATGTCGTGCTGCTCGACACGACGCAGGCGCACTGGACCGGCTCGGCGTGGGCGGCGGGGGCGGCGGCGTAAAGAGGCCGCCCATGTTCGAACTCAGAATCTCGGGCTTCGTGGAGCTCGAGCGGGCGCTGCGCCAGCTCCCCCACGAGCTCGCGGGCAAGGTGCTCGCCGAGGGCCTGACGACCGCCGCGACTCCGATGGAGCGGGCCGCGGAACAGAAAGCGCCGCGATCGGATCACCCCGGTCGGGGCGGGCATATGGCGGACACCATCGATCTGCGGGTCGCGTCCGCGTCGGACCAGGAGATCGCGTTGGCGCTCGGGCCGGATGACCAGCACTTCTACGGCCGGTACGTCGAATTCGGGACGCGATTCGCCGCGGCGCAGCCGTTCATGCGTCCGGCCTTCGACGAAGAGGCCCGGAAGACGATCGACCGCCTGGGCCCGCTCTTGTGGCAAGCGATCGAACGGGCGGCCCGGCGACTGCACCAACCAGGAACAGGAGGCAGATAACTTGTGACCGAAGGCACCAATACCAATCCCTTGCGCGGCGAGGTCGCCCTCAAAGGGGAGAGCGGCAAGACGTACACGATTCGGCTCGGCACCAATGCGCTCGCCCGCATGCAGAAAGCGTTCGACGAACCGACGATTAAAAGTTTGCTGAATCGCCTCGGCACGCAACTCAAGGGCGGCGATTTCAGTTTGGTCGACCTGATCCTGATGGTGCAGGCAGCGGTCGTGGGCGACATCAGCGAAGACGCCGCGGGGGATCTGATCGACGACTGCGGCCTGCAGCCGACGCTCCAAGCCTTCACGACCAGCTTGACCGCCTCGCTCGGGCAGAACAGCAACGGCAATCAAAACCCTCGGAAGGGGTCGGCGAAAAAGAAACGACCGAGCTCGGCCGACTCCTAATCGACGCCTCGGATCTCGGAATTTCGCCGGACCAATTCTGGGGCGCCCGATCGCTGCACGAAATGTCGGTGCTGTTCCGCAGTGCCAGCAAACAGCGCGCGTGGCTGACCGAGCTGCTCTACGAGGTCGCCCTCTTCACGGCGTGGCACGGCGCGGCGTTCACGCAAGCCGTGGAGGTCGGCAAGTTGCATGACTTCGCGTATTACCGCGCCCAGCTCAACAAACGCGTGGCCGCGCCCGCGCCGGCGCCGACGTGGCAGCAACAGAAGGCCGCACGGAAACGACAAATGGATCTGCTCGAAAAACATCGCCGCCGCCGCCAGGCGCCCGTGAAACCCAGGCGATAAATGGCCACCGCTGTCATTGGATCACTGCGTGCGGATCTCGTCGCCTCGATTGCCCAATTTTCGCGCGACATGGGCAAGGCGGCGAATGTCGTCAAGGGGATCGCCAACGACTTCGTCAAAGCCAGTAAGGACTTCAAACGAACTGGCCAGGAGATGCAGAGCGTCGGGCTGACGCTGACGAAGACCATCACGGTCCCGATCGTCGGCCTCGGCCTCGCGTCCGCCAAAGCCGCGATTCAATTCCAATCGGCCTTCGCGAACGTCGCCAAGACCGTCGACGGCGTCGCCGATAACACGGGCACCCTCACCGCCGCCGGCAAGCAACTCGCGCAGGTCTTTCGGGACATGGCGAAGACCATCCCGGCGACGACCGACGAGCTCACCAAGATTGGCGCGCTCGGCGGCGCGATGGGCGTCCCCATCGATCAACTCGAAACCTTCACGAAGCACGTCATCGCCCTCGGCGTGGCCGTTGATGATTTGAGTACGGAGGAAGCGGCGGCGGGCCTCGCCGCGATCGGCAACGCCACCGGCACCGGCACGACCCAGATTGCGCAGATGGCCTCGGCGCTCGTGCACCTGGGCAACAACAGCAACGCGACCGAAGGGCAGATCCTCGAATTCACCAAACGCGTGATCGGCGCCGGAAACGCGGCCGGCCTGACGGTGCCCGACGTGATGGCGATCAGCACCGCGATGGCCAACGTCGGCATCAACGCCGAGGCCGGCGGCTCGGCGATGAGCATCGTCATCAACAAGTTGTCGAAGGCCGCCTCCGTGGGCGGCTCCGCGCTCGAGGAATTTGCGCGTGTGGCGGACATGTCGGGGGAGAAGTTCGCCGCGACCTTCAAAACCAAGCCGATTGAGGCGATCGAGGCCTTCATCCGCGGGCTGGCCACCATGAAGGCGCGGGGCGTCGATCTGAACCTGACGATGGGCGAGATCGGCACCGAAGGCCTGCGTGTGTCCGACACATTGAAGCGGCTGGCGGGCAGCCAGAAGAATCTGTCGGATTCGATCAAGCTCGCGAACGACGGCTTCTCTGCCCAGGATAAACATCTCATCGAAGCG